CTGGCGATGGCTCTGGCGATGGCTCTGGCGATGGCTCTGGCTATGGCGATGGCTATGGCGATGGCTCTGGCTATGGCTCTGGCTATGGCTATGGCGATGGCTATGGCTATGGCGATGGCTCTGGCGATGGCTCTGGCGATGGCTCTGGCTATGGCGATGGCTATGGCGATGGCTATGGCGATGGCTCTGGCTATGGCTCTGGCTATGGCTATGGCGATGGCTATGGCTCTGGCAAATGGAGGGCCATAAACGGGCGGAGGATCTACTACATCGACGACATGCCCACGGTCTTCGAGACCGTCCACGGGGACCATGCGTCCGGGTACATCGTGCGGGAGGACCTCTCCCTGAGACCCTGCTACATCGCCCGCTTCAACAACTCCTGGGCCCACGGGGACAGCCTCGCCCAGGCCGTGGCGGATGCGATGGCGAAGGACATGGAGAGCCGTCCGCTCGAGGACAGGCTGGAAGCCTTCGTGAACTGCCATCCCGACCTCGACACGCCCTACGGCGACCTCTTCGAGTGGCATCACACCCTCACGGGCTCCTGCCGTGCGGGACGTGAGGAATGGTGCCGGGCACACGGCTACCAGCCCACGGACAGCATCACGGTGCGGACCTTCATCGAGGGGACGCGCAGCGACTACGGGCGCGACGTCATACGGCAGCTCGCGCAGAGATACGGTATCGAAATCAACACCAGCAAGCGATGAGACGGATATTACGGGAGGCCCTGTACTGGGCCCTGTCACTGATTTTCGCGGGCGTCATGCTCGCAGGCTTCTTCGCGGAGATCTCCGTGGGGACATGGTTCGGAGGACTGCTGAAGGTGGTCCTGGCGTTCATAGGGTTCGCCGGCTGCTACTGGGCCTCGAACCAGACTGCACTGGGTCGCAGGATTGCGGACGGTGATTACTGACACTCAAAAAGATGATGCCTATGAGTTAAACCGGAAGTGCAAGACCCTCGGCGGCAGCGGGACAAGGTTGAAAAGAGATTTCGAACAGACGACGTTATTGCAGTGGAAAAGCGCTCCCGCGCCGTTGAGGTACAAGGCCGGACAGACGGTGCGTCCCGAGGGACGCGGGGTCCGAATCCCCATCCGGCCTCCAGGCGCAGCGATGCGCGTGTAAGGTTATCAGTTTATGGTTTTGAACACCGGCGCAGTGATGCGCCTGGCAGCGCCGCGGAGACGGTTCCGGGCGGGGACACTACTACTTTTTTTCATGATGATGTTACACGGATTTTGGTTATTTCGCTCAATTCCCCGCAGGCAGGGTCGGGCCTGTCCGGCACTCGAAGATTTCACATAACTTTTGACGATCATGTACGGAAAAGACACAGTCATTGCAGTCCTCCCGGTGGGGGAGTCCCACCAGGTGAAGCGGGCCCCCAGGCCCCACGCGTTCCTGTCGGACCCGGGCATATTGGCCGGCGCCACGGACGTGGCGTGCGCCCTGGACATCACGCCTGAGAGGGCGCAGGAGCTCATCGACGCCCATCTCTTTGACCCGGCGATGCTCCGCCCGGGATGCGCGCCCTACTTCGGCGAGAAGAACGTCCTGAAGATCTGGAAGAGCTTCCTCGACGCAAGGAAAATCATGGAGGGCAGGGTATGAAGCGCCATCTCGTCATCCATGAGGAAATGCTGGACTACGATCTCAGGGGGTCGGAACTCCTCGCTTACGCGCTGGTCTGGGGCTTCTCCCAGGACGGCGAGTCTACTTTCCACGGATCCGCGGAGTACGTGGCACGGTGGTGCAAGGTGTCCCGCCAGCAGGCCGTGGCCATCCTCAGGAGCCTCACGGAGAAGGGCTACCTCCTCAAGACGGAGTATCCCGGGCATCCGGCGCAATACGTCGCCGTGGATCCGTGGGATGCGGCCCCCGCAGGGGGGGTGTCAAATAATTTGACAGGGGGTGTCAAGAAATTTGACAGGGGGTGTCAAGAAACTTTACACCCTTCCCCTTCGTCCCCGTCTCCCTCTTCCCCCGCACCCTCTTCTCCTACTTCCCCTATATCCCCTTCTCCGGAATACACACCTTCTCCTGACGTCGAAGGTGTGAATACGCGCACACCCGCACGTACGGGAGGGATGACCATCCAGTACTACAAGGGCCTGTACGGGGAGAAGGTGATGCTGACGAGGGACGAGCACGCGAAACTCGTGGAGCGCTTCGGGGAGCAGGACGCGGCCCGTCTCATCGAGATCCTGGACAACTACCTGGTGAACCACCCGCGGAAGCGCTACGAGAGCCACTACCGCGCCATCCTCGCGTGGTGCGTGGAGCAGCTGAACAGCGAGCGCCTGACGGAGCAGAGGCTGCAGAACGCCCGCGAGGCCGGGCAGCGCATCGCGCCCCAGCCCCAGCAGCCCTCCGACAGGACGACGCTCGAGGACGTGAAGCGCACCATGGACCGCATCAACGCAAAGTACAGGAGATAGCCCATGGACTCGCACGACATCATGATAGCGCTGCGCGGGCAGGCCCTGAACACCTACGACCTCGACGACTTCCGGGAGGTGGTGCGCATCAACATCGACCGCGCATACACCCTCGCGGACGTGAAGAGGCCGGAGCTCCCCGTCATCTACGAGCAGCTGGTGAAGGAGGTGGAGGACAAATTGTGGCGCTCCTACGGCTATCTCACCTCACAGGAACTTGCGCTGGTGTGCGAGGCCGGCGTCGCCGGTGAACTGGGGCGCCAGACGAAGCCCACCGCAGCTGCCATCTTCTCGTGGCTGGCAGCCTACTACGGGAGCGACATCCGGAAGGAGGCCGTGCGTGACATCCGCCGGCGCAGCAATGCCGAGGTGAAGCAGGACGGCCCGTCAGGGGAGGACCTGGAGAGGGCGAACTGGCTGGCCACCGTCCGCGCCATCGGATACCTCTGGGAGGAGTACCGGATGGAGGGGAGGATCCGTGAGGACCACGAGGACGGATGGGTGGCGCACTGCGCCTTCGACGGGCTTGCGGAGAGGGGCCTCGTGAAACTCTCCGCGGAGGACTGGGAGAGCGCACGCCGGGAGGCCCGGTCGCTGTACCGCCAGCAGCAGGGGATCCGCGCCGTAGGCTCGCTCATCGGCGTCGACGCGCCGGAGAGCAAGGTCAAGCGCCTCCTCGTCCCCGTCGTCTTCCGGAAGGCCGTGGAGGGCGGGGTGGACATAGGCGCCATCATAGGAGAAGAGATTGAGAGATTCAAAAACGCATCATAATGGCAGAGAACTACAACATCAAGATAAACATCGAGGACCTTCCCGGCGCCAGGATAATGGACATCGCCGTCGGGGAGGGCAGGGTCGTTACATGCGCGTGCATACCCGTGGACAACTTCCGCGGCTTCTGCGCCAACGCGTACATCACGCCCACCAACGAGGTGAGGTCCCTGAAGAAGGCCACGCTGAACTTCTGCGCCTACGGGCTCGACGAGAGCCGCTACGGCGACACCCACTGCGTCCGCCCGGCGCTGAACCGCGACGCCGCGCAGAAGATGCCCGAGGATGCCGTGAAGCGTCACGAGCGCATCGTGGGCTACATGCGGCCCTTCTCCAGCAAGGGCGGAGGATCCAGGGGCGCACAGCCCGCAGGTGACGACGATTACTGGAAGTGACGTATGAGAAGACTGCTATACATAGACCTATTCTGCGGCGCCGGGGGCACGTCGACCGGCGTTGAGGCCGCGACCCTTGGGGGCCAGAAGTGTGCCCATGTCATTGCATGTGTCAATCATGACCCCCACGCTATCGCCTCCCATCTCGCCAACCACCCGGAAGCCAGGCATTACACTGAGGACATCCGCACCCTGGATCTCACTTCCCTCGTGGAGCATACGGCTATCCGCCGCGCCGAGAACCCCGGGTCCTTGCTCGTCCTGTGGGCCAGCCTCGAATGCACGAACTTTTCCAAGGCCAAAGGAGGACAGCCCCGCGACGCGGACAGTCGCACGCTCGCCGAGCACCTGTTCCGCTACGTCGATACACTCAAGCCCGATTACATCCAGATCGAGAATGTGGAGGAGTTCATGATGTGGGGGGACTTGGACGATAACGGCAAGCCCGTCAGCCGGGATTCAGGACGCCTCTATCTCCGCTGGGTGCGCAACATGTGCGCCCGTGGCTACGACTTCGCCCATCGGGTGCTGAACGCCGCCGATTACGGCGCCTACACCTCCCGCAAGCGTTTCTTCGGGATCTTCGCCCGTAAGGGCCTGCCTATCGTCTTTCCCGAGCCGACGCATAGCAGGAACGCGGACTCCGACCTGTTCGGTGGCATGAAGCCCTGGCGACCTGTGCGCGATGTGCTGGACCTCGACGACTGCGGTCGCAGCATCTTCCGGGACAAGCCGCTCTCCGAAAAGACTCTCCAGCGCATCTACGCAGGCCTGGTGAAGTTTGTCGCAGGCGGGAAGGATGCCTTCCTCGTCAAGTTCAACTCCATGTCCAGGACAGGCAGGTACGTCCCGCCGTCCATCGACGAGCCTTCACCTGTTGTCGCCTGTCAGAACCGTCTCGCGCTCGCCCGTGTCAGCTTCCTTTCCAAGCAGTTCTCCGGGGATCCGGAAGGGAAGAACATCGGCATCGACGGGCCTGCCGGCGCGATCACTTGCCGCGACCATCATGCCTTTATCACCGCCTACTACGGAAACGGCCAGAACAGTTCCATCCAACACCCCGCGCCGACCGTCACGACCAAGGACCGTCTGGGATTCGTCACGGCTCAGTTTATCGACAAGCAATACGGGACAGGAACGTCTGCTTCGATCAGTAAGCCTGCCGGGACCATCACTACCAACCCTAAGCTCAACCTCGTGTCCGCGAAGCCGTGGATTATGGATACGAGTTTCGACAACGTGGGCAGCTCCGTGGACGAGCCCTCCCATGTGATAACGGCTAATCGCAAGTGGCATTATCTGGTCAATCCTCAGTTCCATTCCGAGGGTGCGTCCATAGATAGGCCGTGTTTTACGCTCATTGCCAGGATGGACAAGAAGCCGCCGTACATCATTACTGCCGAGACTGGTCCCACCATCGTGATATATGACAGCGACAGCCCGATGACCGTCAAGATAAAGGAGTTCATGGCCCTATACGGCATCAGTGACATCTGTATGCGGATGTTGAACATTACAGAACTCAAGAGAATTATGGGCTTCCCCAGCGACTACGTGCTTGTCGGGACCCAGACGGAGCAGAAGAAGTACATCGGAAATGCAGTGGAGACGCACATGGCCTGCGCCCTCTGCGAGTGTCTTGCCGTCAGGCTGAACATAATAGCATCCTAATAACGATTCCCAAAACTTTTATCCCATGCAAGAAGAACAAAGCAAGAATCACTACCAGCGCTGGTTCGTGTTTGATTACTACACGTACGCCGGCGCCCCGAAGATGGAGGACGTGCTGATGCTGTACGCGAAGCGCCATTTCCTCCATTGCCTCATTTATGAGGACGACATCAAGAACGTGGTGTCGAACATCAAGGCCGCTCAGGCGAAGCTCCGGGAGAAGAACCGGCGCCTGAAGGATGTGGAGGTCAAATCCTACCACTTCCGCCCCGAGGATGACATCACCTGGATTTACATCGGCAAGCAGAACATCCGACTCTGCCGGGTGGTGAAAGAAATCGAGTGCGTCGACCCTGGGTCCCCGTCCAGGATTGAAGAGGAGGTCTGACCATGAACGATTACTTACATGAGGCCCGGATGGAAGAGCTGGCCGGACAGGCCAAGGTCTGGAAATGGGTATGGATCTGCGTGGTGACGCTGGTTGTCATCGTCGTCATCGCCGCAGCGGTCATCCCGAATTACCGTGTATGGTCCGAGCGCAAGAAAGGCGAGGCTGAGTATATGCGTGCCGAGCAGAACCGGAAAATCAAGATAGAGGAAGCGAAAGCCAACCTCGAGGCGGAGAAACTGAACGCCCAGGCGGAGGTGGAGCGGGCGAAGGGAGCGGCGGAGGCCATACGCATCGAGAACGGATCCATCACCGCGACTTACATCCAGTATCTCTGGGTCCGCCAGCAGAACGCGAACACGAACAACAAGATAATCTACATCCCCACCGAGGCCGGGCTTCCCATCCTCGAGGCCGGGAGCAAATAAAACAGGCAAGCAATGAAGCAGAAGCACACACAAGCGAAGAAGGCCCGCCGGGCCTCCGCGTTTCACGAGACGGGGACTTTTGGTACACCCTCCCGTCTACGAATCCTCAAACGCAAGAGTCTGCAACCGAAGACCCCCAAGACATTCGGCCAGCAGGTCAAGTACATCCAGAGGGTGTTCCTCAAGAAGGACCGCTTCGGGGCACCGGTATACAGGAACGTCCCGCACGCAGTGGAGCAGTCGCCGGCACCGCAGGCATAAAGGCAGGGAACCATGGCACCGATGAGGAAAGGAGCGCCTACCGGATTCAAGGACCGGGACGGCAAGATGATAAGGGTGGGCGACAGGATCCGGAACGTCAAGGACGGACTCGTGATGCGCATCGACAAGTACGGGGGCGCGGTGGCACCCGCGGCCACACGCTGCCCGCTGAAGAAGATGAACCTGTCGGACTGGGAACTCTACGCAGGGGACTTCGTGCCCGTGCCGGCGGACAACACCATCCCTGAGGACCATTTCGAGGTGATGTCAGAAGTCGGGCTCAAAGACCTGCGCCGGTGTCACAACCACGTCGTGAAGGACAGCGCACCCGTCCAGGTGCTGGATGTCGAACTGGGCGTGGGGGACGTGAGCACGGGTCTTCTCGACAACGCTATCGCGGCTGCGCGGGCGGACGAAGAGAAGGAGGACCCCGCGCCCGTTGAGGCCAAGGCTGAGCCGGAGACGGCGGACATCCGCCTGGATGTGGACGACCTCGGTTCCATCCTGACCTCCCTGGAGTCCGCGGTGGAGGCTGTGACCGCCGCCACGGTGGCGGTGAATAAGATTGCCGTCGCGCTCCGTGAGGTGATGACGCGGCTGAAGGACGCGATCTGACATGATAAAGCCGGTGGACCTGACGGGGCGCCGCTTCGGGAGGCTGACGGTCATCCGGAAGGACGGACCGGGAAACTGCTGGCAGCAGCGCTGGCTCTGCCGGTGCGACTGCGGACGCGAGGTCCTGGTCTACCGGTCCAACCTCGCCTCCGGGCATACGCGCAGCTGTGGCTGCCTGCGTAAGGAAAGAATGAGTACAATCCATAAATCCCAGAACGATGAAAACACTATCTGACATCTTCTTTGAAATCCGGCTGTTCCTCATCAAGCGTCTGCGCGGTGAGGCAGCCTGCGCCGACGCCATGCTTGACAGGGTGTGCAAGCAACTTGCACGCCGGCTGGAGTCGAAGTCTTACAGAGGCTATGTGGCGAAGCGGAGGATCGCCCGCTACCTGGACCTCACCGTGTCCTACGTGGGCGAGGCCGCCGAAAGTCTCGGCATCCAGCACGAGACAGTGAACCGTTCCCTGTACTACAAGACCAGGGATGCCGTGACCATCCTCAAACTTCTGCGTTGAGGTATGGCCCGCTTACCATGGGATGCACCGGGCAGGGTGGACAGCCATGACGGTAAGTACCGCCGGGAGCGCTCCGCGGACCTGTACCATACGGCCCGCTGGACGCGGCTCTCTGCTGCCTACCGCGCTACGCATCCGCTCTGCGCGGAGTGCGCCCGCCAGGGGAGGATGACACCGGCCACGTGCGTGGACCACATCGTCCCCTTCCCGATCTGCGAAGACTACTTCTTCGACAGGTCGAACCTGCAGGCGCTCTGCGACCGGTGCAACCATGAGAAGGGCCAACGTGACAAGAAACTCATCCAGGAATGGAAGAAACTGAAAATATAATGGAAGGAACTATCGAAATATCAGGCAGTGTTATTGGTGACAGGCGTCAACTGGAGGAACTTGCTGCGCCGTCCCCGTGAAATATATATGTGGAATTTGACGGAAAGGTCGTAGAGGTTTGTACTCTCGTTAAGTCTCCGGAATGCTCGCAGGAGTTATACAATGCGGTTGTTAAAGAGTTGATTGCGTTGGCCAGCGATAACTTTTGAGTTATGAAAGTTGAGGACAAAGTCTGGATAAGGCTCGCGGAGGCACGCATAGCAGAGGCCAGCCGTTACCTATCCGAGGTCGACTGGAAGGCCCTCTCCGGCAAGGAGCCCGGCGTGCTCGGGTCGGCCCGGCTGTACCTTCGCAATGTGTATGACAAACTGAATGGATTGACAAATGGACAAGGAAAAGCATGAGATTACGCGGGCGGAGAGAGCTGCCCTGGAGGCATTCCCGCCTGACGTGGTGAAGACCATGCACGGCGAGGTGGACCTCAATGAAGCTGCGCGGGCGTACTTCTGCCGCGGTTATGATAAAGCCATCTTCGCTATCTCCCCGCAAAGCCTTCGCCGCGCTCATCGACAAGGTGTCCTGCAAGGGGATGTGGGGAAGCAACCCGTGGGTGTTTGTTTACGAATTTGAACTGGTGAAATGAGCGGGATGGACATAATGACATCGGACCCCTACGGCATCACTGTACGGGCTACGGTGAGAAGAGTGAAGCGCCTCGACTTGGGTACATTCGGCGTCTTGCTGGCCATCTGGGACAGCGACCAGGACATAGAGGTCAGATTCCCTGACAGGTCGGTCAACGGGCGTTATGCGCGGGATCCACAAGTGGGTGATGAGGTCGTGATAACCATTGACAAGTATTGATGCACGGTCTCTGATGGGGGAGGGGGCGGTCAAAATCTCTGAGCGACCATCGCTCAAGACCACGCCCCCAGTTTTGAAAACGCAACGGGTGATTTTTCGAAATTCAGGGACCTTTGAAAATGCCATACAGTTGCCCTGGGGGGCATATTTGATAAAAAATAAGTTACCGCAATGACTGATAGAAAGAAAACAGGTCCGAAAGTGACCGACATGGACCAGACGCGCACGGCTGCTTACCGGCGTCTCGGCATCGGTGGCAGGACGATCTACCGGGCGAGATGCAAGGAACTGCTCGACCAGGGGGATCTCTATTTCTGCGACCTGACCGAGTTGGCGCATTACGCGAAATCCTGCGAGTTGTACCTACGCTTCGACCGCCAGCTCACGGCGGACGGCGACTTCCTGACGTACATCGACAGGATGGGGAACGAGAGGCTGTACCCGCACCCGGCCATCAAGGCGTGCCGGGATGCGCTGTCGGACATCCTGTCCATAGGTGCGCACTTCGGCTTCACTCGATGGAGCCGCAAGCGCCTGGAGGCGGAAATCGAGGAAGCGGAGGATCCGGTGGACGCCATCATGAAACTCGTGAGGAATGACGGCGCAAGACCTCGGAAGGCAAATTGACGCCTACCCCTCGGGGGTGCGGTCGGGGGAAATCCCGTCCTGCGAGTTCATCAGGCTCGCAGTGGGCCGGTATTACACGGATTTCGACAGGAAGGACATCTACTTCGACATCCAGCCCGTGCTCCTCTTCTGCGTCTTCACGGAGCAGCTGAAGCATTTCAAGGGGGACCTCGCGGGGCTCGCCATCGACCTGGAGCCCTGGCAGATCTGGTTCGTCGCCAACGTCCTCGGATGGAAGGTCAGGGCCACCGGGAAGCGGCGCTTCATGTACGCGGACCTGCTCGTGCCCCGCAAGAACGGCAAGACCACCCTCGCCGCCATACTCGCCCTCTTCCTCCTGTTCCTGGACGGGGAGCCGGGCGCCGAGGTCTACACCGCAGCCGTGGACAAGGCCCAGGCGAAGATATGCTTCGACGCGGCGAAGGTGCTCATTCAGGACAGCCCGTTCAGCAAGGTGATGACCGTCCACCGGGGGGATGTCCAGTACGAGAAGACGCACTCCATCCTGATGCCCCTGTCCAAGGACACGAAGAACAAGGACGGTCTCAACCCCCACGGCGCCATCTGCGACGAGCGCCACGCCTGGACATCCAACGAGATCTACGACGTCATCAAGACCGGCATGGGCGCCCGGTCCCAGCCCCTCGTCATATCCATCTCCACTGCCGGTCTCGACACGTCGCTCCCGTACTACGAGGACATCCAGACATACAAGGACGTCCTCCGGGGCATCAAGGAGATGGACAACCGCTTCATCATGCTCTTCCTGCCCGACGAGGGGGACCGCTGGGACGACCCCGACGTCTGGCGTAAGCTCAATCCGAACTACGGCGTGTCCGTGTCGGAGAGTTACATGGCCGGCGAGGCGGAGGAGGCCCGCATCAAGGGCGGCAGCACCCTCGTCTCCTTCTTGGTGAAACATCTGAACATGTGGGTCGACGCCCCGACCGTCTGGATACCCGACGACCAGTACATGGCCAACAACGCTGATTTTGACGCGAAACTCCTGAAGGGGGAGGACTGCTACGTCGGGATGGACCTTGCGTCGAAGGGGACATCACCTGCACGGCGCTTTTCTTCCCGAAGTTCCGGGTCGTCAGGCTCATCTCCGTAGTGCCGGAGGCGAAGGTACGGGAGAAGGAGGACAGGGTCGACTACCGGCGCTGGGAGGAGCAGGGGTGGCTGACGGTCACTCCGGGCAACGTCCTGGACGAGGACTGGTACGTCACGATGATCCTTGGGGAACTGTCGCAGTACAAGGTGCGCTGCATCGCGTACGACCCCTGGGGGATGTGGGACATCGTCCCGAAACTCTCGCGCTATGAGCGTGAACTGATGGCCTACCAGCAGAATATCCGGTACATGTCCGTCCCGACGAAGTACCTGGAGTCGGAGGTCCGCAAGGGGACGCTCAACTTCCTGAACAATCCCGTCATGCGCTGGATGATGGGGAACGTCTCCATCTACACGGATCCCAACGCGAACATCAAACTCGACAAGGCCAAGTCCAGGAACAAGATTGACGGCGTGGTCGCCACCGTGGACGCCATCGGGGGATGGCTGACGAAGACGGCGGACAACAAGCAGCCGTATTCCCATCACACACTCCGGACCATCAAGCTATGATCTACGTCCACCGCCTCGTCACCGACTCCGGTTTCATCGCGGAGTTCTGGCGCCGCCTCGCGGAGATGCGGGCCGCGGATCCGGACGTCACTCAGGAGGCGGTGTTCGAATCCCTGAACGAGGAATACAGGGCGGTCTTCGGTGAGGACCGCTATAAGAGTTTCGACGCCTTCCGCAAGCGCCGGGACCGCTGCGTCTCCAAATGATAACATTATCATTTAAAAGGATATTATCAAACGGACAAATGTCCAGCGGTTTTTTAAGTGACTTTGCTACCATTGCAGTGCAATGGGAAAAAGTTCACACAATCGTCAAGGGTTCAAGGCAAGGCTGCGGAGCTGGTTGCTGGGTCCCATCAACCAGTTCGGCAGCTACGCCGGAATCTACAACAACGGCATCGACGCCGGTGTCACCGTCAACGGGGACACTGCCCTGAGATACACCGCGGTCTACGCCGCTATCAAACTTCTTTCCGAGAACATCGCCGGACTCCCCAAGGAGGTCATGGTCAAGACCGACGACGGTGGGTTCCTTCCCGCGACGGGGCATCCCGCATTCAGGCTCCTATCCGGAGATCCCAACCCGTACACCGACAGTTTCACATTCTGGTTCACCATCATCGCCTGGCTCGAGGGCAAGGGCAACGCCTTCGCCGTCATCAGGCACGAGAAGGGGCGCCCCGTGGCGCTCCATCAGGTGAACCCCGACTGGGTGAAGGTGCTGTTCGTGGAAGGCGAGAAGATGTACTCCGTGAAGTCCATGGACCCGGACTTCGCCTTCCTCGACGGCATATACCTCGAGCACGAGATGCTGCACTTCATGCTCTTCACGCTCGACGGGCTCGTCGGCGTGGACCCGATCTCCTACAACGCCGCGGCCATCGGAGAGGGCATCGCCGCCCAGAAGTTCACCTCGGACTTCTACCGCACCGGCGGGGCCATCAAGGGCGTCCTCGAGACCGAGCAGGCCCTTGGCGACGACGACTACGAGAAGTTTATGAAACACTACGAGCAGAGCGCAGGGAACTTCAGGACCCCTTTGCTTGAGTACGGCTTCAAGTACAAGTCCATCAACCTGTCCCCGGAGGCCGCGCAGCTCCTGCAGTCGAAGACGTTCACCATCGACGACATCGCCAGGATCTTCTGCATCCCGCCGCACATGCTCGCGGAACTCTCGCACGCCACCTTCAGCAACATCGAGCAGCAGAACATCTTCTTCGGCGAGTATTCGCTGAGGCCCATCTGCAAGCGCCTCGAGAAGCAGCTGGAAAGGAAACTCTTCCTGGAGGCGGAGGTCGAGCAGTACCACGTCAAGTTCGACCTGAACGGCCTGATGCGCGGAGACGCGTCCGCGAGGGCCGTCTACTACGAGAAGGGCATCAACGCCGGCTGGATGACGCCCAACGAGGCCCGCGAGTACGAGGGCCTGAGGCGCCTGCCCGGGCTGGATGAGCCGCGCATACCACTGAACTACACGACCGTCGGCGATGCCGGCGAAAACAAGGAATAGACATGAAACTCTACCGGAACAACATCGCGCAGATCGGTACGCCCGTCAAGGGAGAGGTCACCGACTCCACCATCGCCGTGACCGGAAAGGTGGCCTGGTACAAGGACAACGCCACCTGGGGCGTGGCGTACAGGAAGTCCGGCGCATCCAGCTGGACGCACAAGTCGTCCACCACGCAGGACATCTCCAAGACGCTCACCTCGCTGGATGCCGAGACGGCGTACGACATCAAGCTCTACGTCAAGTTCAACGGCGCCTACCAGTACGGCCCGGCCATCGAGGTGACCACCGAGGCGGCGCCCGTGGATCCTGCCCCCGACCCCGAGAACACTTAATCCGCAAGGCTATGGCAGAAGAGAGAATTATCCGCCGGTGGCAGGAGGCCCCGGTCATCAGGAAGATAGACGAGGAGAAACGCACCGTCGAGTTCGTCGCAAGCGACAGCAGCGTCGATTCTTACCACACGGTCCTGCCCGTCGACAAGTGGGACCTGTCCCGCTACGAGAAGAACGGCATCGTGGGATACATGCACGACGTCTACGGCGAGTCTTGGACGAAGTCCGCGGATCCGGACGACGTCATCGGCAAGGGCGTCGCCTTCGTCGAGGACGATAAACTCATCGTCCGCATCACCTTCGAACCCAAGGACCTCAATGAACGGGCAGACAAAATTTTCCGCAAGGTCATGTTCGGAACCTTGAATGCCGTCTCCGTCGGCTTCCGCGCCACGAAGAAGGGCCACATGGGTGACGAGGAGAGGGGAGAGGACCCCGATGTCTACTACTACGGCGGCATGGAGCTCCTCGAGGTCTCCGTCGTGAACATCCCGTCCAACGCCAACGCCCTGAAGCGCTCCATAGAGCTGGAGCAGGCTTCCTGGGACATCGAGAAGAAAGAAATCGACCCGGCTCCGGGGGTCAAGCAGACCATCGGGGAAGAGTCCGATGAAACCATAGTACAAATCGCCAGGGCACGCGCCCTTTTGGCAAAAAACCACTGATCCAATGAGAAAATCCACAGAGATTTCCGCTGAGCTCGACACCAAGCTGGCCGAGCTTCAGGCTTGCCAGGATCCCGCCCAGCGCAAGGCCCTGGCCGGCAAGGTCGAAGAGCTCACCCATGAGCTCCAGGATGCTCAGATTGACGAGGCCGCAAGGCGTGCCCTCGCCAACCAGAGGGTCCTTTCCCCCAACGAGAAGAAGGAGCTCAAGCGCTTCTCCATCTCCAAGTTCCTCCGTCAGGCCGTCCCCGGAGCCGTCATGGACGGCATCGAGGCCGAGATGGAAGCGGAGGGCAGGAAAGAGTTCGAGCGCTCCATCCCCGGAGCCGCCGAGGGCAAGTTCCTCCCTTCCTTCCTCCTCCGTGACGTCACGTTCTACGACACCAACGCCACCGAGTCCGACTACGGCAAGGCTTTCGTGGAGCAGACCCGTCTGACCTACGTCGACGCCCTCCGCAACGCGATGCTCGGCACCAAGCTCGGCGTCCGCTACCTGAACGGGCTCGTCGGCAACCTCGGCCTCGTCAAGGGTGGCGGTGCCACCGCTTCCTGGTACGCTGAGGGTGCATCTGCGAGCAAGAGCAAGCCGACCTACGCCAAGGCGACGATGTCGCCCAAGCGCCTGCAGGTCATCCAGGGCGTCACCTACGACCTCCTTCACCAGTCCAGCCTCGCCGTCGACCGTTTGATCATGGGCGACCTGACCAAGGCCCATGCCGGCGCCCTTGACGCCGCCATCTTCGCCGGCTCCGGCTCCAGCGGCCAGCCTACCGGCGTCCTCGCCGCCTCCGGCGTGAACGACATCACCATCGATACCAACGGCGGCCCGCTCACCTACAACCTCCTTGTCCAGATGGAGACCGAGGTGGCGGCCGACAACGCACTCCTCGGCTCCCTCGCCTACGTGTCCAACGCGAAGGTCCAGGGCAATCTCAAGACCATTCCTCAGATCGCCGGCTATCCGGTCTATCTGATGAACGACGGCAAGGTGAACGGCTATCCGTTCCTCATGACCAACGCCATCCCGAGCAACCTCACCAAGGGCTCCTCGGAGAATGTCTGCTCCGCCATCCTCTTCGGCGCCTGGGACGAGATCCTGGTCGGCGGATGGGGCGGTCTCCAGTTCATCGTGGATCCTTTCTCCGCGAAGGAGGACGGCGTGCTCGAAATCAGCGCCGCCGCCTACCACGACGTCCTCGTGCGTCGTCCCGAGGCGTTCTGCAAGATTGACGAGGTTACTACCACTTAAACACCCGGACCATGACTGAGAGGACTCCCGTAACGATGAATGCGAACCAGCTTTTTGACGAGTTCAAGAAGCATATCCGCATGACGTCTGATGACCTTGACGCCGACCTCCGCCAGAAACTCATGGCGGCGGTCCAGGCGGCTGAGCATCACATCGGGAAGACCATCCTTCAGTCGGAGTTCGTCGTGAATAAGCCTTTCGCCCGCGCATTCATACTCAAGGTCCCGGTCAAATCCGTCCAGGGCCTTGAGGTGGATGGCCGCGCGGTCGATGATTATCAGGTTGTCGGACGTGTCATGTCCGTCAGCCCGGATGTCACCGGGGAGCGCATGACCGTCTCTTATGTGGCGGGCTACGACAACATCCCCTTTGACATGAAGGCTGCGATTTTCATGCACGCTGCCACGCTTTTCAATAACCCGACGGACAGCGTCGAGACGCTTGCCAAGGCGTCGAAGAACCTGCTCCGCCCTTACCGCAGCTGGGGACTCGACGATGGAGAACAGGATTAACATCGGGGAACTCGAAACCCTCGTGACTCTCCTCTCTCCAACCCCCGCTCTGGGGACGGAGGGCGAGAAGTACGCGACGTATTCACCGTTCCGCGACGTCTTTGCCAGGGTGGACCGCAACGTGTCCGACGACCTGGCATTTGACAACTATGACGGGCGCGACAACGTCGGCCTGACCATCTACAAGGTTCAGCAGCTCACGACGAGGTGGCGCATCAGCTTCCAGAACAAAACCTATCAGATCCTGTCCATCGACGAGATCTCCAGGGTGTCTCCCCTCTGTGTCCTTAACCTTCAATCCATCGACTAATATGGGAATGGGACTGACCATAGAGGGGCTTGATGACTGCCTGAGGAAGCTGGACGCGCTCCCTGCGAATGCGCTGAAGGTCTGCGAGGAGTCCATGAAGGAAGCCGGGAAGCCGGTCGTGCAGCATGTGCGCTCGGGCGTCCCGTCGGAGTTCAGGCGTCTTGTCAAGATGAAGCTTATACCGGCGGAGCGCATGATGAGCGGTTTCACCACCCTCATCATCGGCGCTTTCAAGGGCAAGGTCAGGGGCAACGAGATCCCGGCCTGGTTCAAGATGTATTGGAAGAACTACGGAACCCTCACTCAGCGCGACCCCCAGCATGAGTTCGTACGTCCTGTGAAGAAGTCCGTCCGTGGCCGTCGCAACAACGTCGGACAGGCGCATGAGAATTTCTTCGACGACGCGCTCCGTGGATGGGAGGGCATGATGGAGCAAGGTTTCGTGGCGGCGCTAAGGCGCCGGGAAGACCAACTTGTAAAATGAGACTGGAATGGTAGAGACAATCAGCTCGGCATTGATGACGCTCTGCGCGACGGCGCAGATCGCCAACCTCTTCTCCTCGGAGGCGGAGGTAAAAGGCTATCCCTATGCCGTCTATGACGCGGAGTTCACGCCTTACTACGCCAAGGATGGCGTCTACAAGATCGTCGCCGTGGTGACTGTCAAGGCTTATTCCAAGCTCTACACGGAGGCCGAGAGTCTCGCCGAAAGCATCGACGGGGTGATACAGTCCGGTTTCAGTGCGTCACCGTACACGGTCAGGACCGTCTCGCAGGACCGCAAGGACTGCCTTCAGGAGACCTGGTCGGTTACTTATGAATACCGCATAACACAGTTTAGAACATGACAGCAGGTTATAACATACGTTTGAAGGTGGAAGACAAGTATCTCATCGGAGTCACTTCCGACGAGGTCTCCGTCTCCCCGAACACCAAGACCAGCATCGTGAAGGAGAACCAGGGCACCAAGCAGGAGGCCATCACGGGCCACACCGTCACGTTCTCCGTCTCCGGCCTCATCGACAATACCGGAGGCGACTCCACGATGCTCGACAACGACGACATCATCGCCCTGGCTGTCCTCACCGGGGACAGTGCGGTTGTGGACATCGACTACATCCGATCCAACGGCGACGAGTACACGGGTACGGGCGTCATCACCGGCTACACGGAGAGCACTCCGGCGTCGCCCGATGAGGACAGTACCTACTCCCTGACCATCGAATCCAACGACCTCGAAATCGAAGACTAACCATGGCAAGACAGGCAGGATACAACGTATATCTCACCAAAGGAGGGAGTACGTTTGTCGGAGTCACTTCCGACGAGGTTTCCATCGAACCGAACACCAAGGAGAGCGTCACCAAGGCGGATGCGGGCGTAAAGCAGAAACGCGTCACATCCCACACCACGAACATCACCGTCTCCGGTCTCATGGAGGTCTCAGGCAGTGACTCTTCCGTGCTCTACAATGACGACATCATGGCTTTGGCCATGGGCAGGGCCACCTTCACCGTCGTCTACGTCCGTGGCGACGGCTCGAATTACACGGGAACGGCCATCGTCTCCGGTTACACCGAGAGCACCCCGGCGGATCCCGACGAGGACAGCACTTACAGCCTTCAGCTGAGGCTTCAGGACCTTCATAAGGTAGTGTAGTATGGACGTCATTCGGATCAACGGAAGGGAATACAGGGTCGAGGCCAACTGGCGCGCCCTGACAGGCTATCTGAAGGAACGCGGCACGGACTCCCTCGAGGCCGTCGCGGACGTCATCAACCTCTCTCCCTCGAATATCGGGGGCCTTATGGCCGCCTGCATCAACGAGGGTGAGAGGCTTGAGGGGCGGGATATCCACCTTACGGCGGATATCCTGGACGAGATGCGTCCGGCGGAAGCCATACAGGTGGCGCGGGAGTTCATTACGATCTACCTCTCACAGGTGGCGCCGAGTCTTCCCGAGGAGCCAAAAAAAGACGAGGCCCGGTAGAAGTCTCCTACCCGACCATCGGGCAGGTCCGGGGCTGGGCCTACGGTCTTCTGAGGATGTCCCGGGATGACTTCCAGGCCATGCGGATGGGTGAGTTCTTTGAGGCGATGGACGCCTTCCGGAAGGAGGCGGAGGCAGGGAGGATGCACGTCGGGAACCTCGCAAGGGGTCTTGGCATCCGGATCTGGAATCTCCTTGTCTCGAAGAAGGACCGGGCGAAGGATGAGCGCAAATGGTGGCCTATGCCGTGGGACGAGCCCGACGACACCTCCCAGGATGCGGCGCGCGAGCTCGCAGCCATGTCCGATGAGGAGAGGCAGGCCAAGGTAAACGAATTTTTGTCGAAGATTAGGAAATGAGCACAGGACTGAATCTCAAGGCGGTCTTCCAGGCCGATACCAAGGACCTCTCCCGGGGCGCCAAGCAGGCGAAGCAGGAGCTGAAAGATTTCGGTGCCGTAGGATCCGAGGTGACGTCCCAGCTTGCGGACGCCCTGGGCGTGGACGCCAACCAGCTTCTGAAAGTGTCCAACGCCGCCAAGGGACTCGGAACGAGGCTCACGGAGTCCGGCAACGCCGGAGTGGCCGCTTTCGGCAAGCTTCTCCAGCAGATCAACCTCACCCAGGTCGCCCTTGCCGGTCTCGGCATCGGCGCCCTCGTCAGCTCGTTCAAGCTCCTCAATGCCGAGGCAGAGAACTTCAAGAACACCATAGCAGGCGCCCGTCTGGACGCCGGTACGATGGCGTACCTGGACACCTACACCCAGGTGCTCCATGACTTCAACGCCGCCACAGGCAAGGGCGTCGCGGAGTTCGGGGCCGGTATAAAGAAGACCTGGGGACGGTTCACGGCAAACTTCAAGCAGAGCGTCGTGAACGGTCTCACGGGTCAGGCGGGCGGATGGGAGACCGTTCTGGGGCCCGTGATCTCGGGAGCCTTCGGTATCGGAGGCAACCAGAAGGAGGCCACCGCAAAGGCGGAGCAGGCGGAGCAGCTCGCGCAGGACATCTTCGATCTCCAGCGTCAGATTGCCGCCAAGAGTGTCGAGTGGCAGAGAACCGAGGCGCAGATCGCTGAGTACAGGCGAATTGCCAAGGACGACAGTTATACCCTGGCGCAACAGTCGCAGGCAGCCGCTCAGGCGGAGGCCCTTATCCTCCAGCGCTACGGAGAGGAGGAGACCCTGAAGGGGAACATCGCTGAAAAGACGAAGCAGATCCGCAACCTCGCGCGGAACAGCGTCGAGGCCGAGGATGCCATGTATGCCGCCGAGAAGGAGGCCTATGCGGTCACCGCCGCCAAGGAATCCGCCCTGAAGGCCATCAACCGCGACCAGAAATCCATCAATAGCGCAGTAAATGCAGAAGTTGCCGCTCGTCGCGCGGCTATCGCAGCTCTTGAAGAGGAAAGGAAGAAGATGGAGCAGTTGAGGGCGACTATGGCGGCGACCAACTTGGGCGTATCAAAAAAGAGCTCTTCTGGCGTTCAGGGCAAGGCGGAAACGCAGATGCAAATGGGGCTTATAATCCACCCGACTTATGACCCCAAGGAGATCCTGGACATCTCCAAGGAAATCGCTTCCGTCGTGGAGCAGGGCGTGACGGGCCTGTCCGAGTCCATCGGAGGTCTCATCGGGGACCTCGCTACCGGCGGGGACGCCTGGCATAACTTCGCCAACAGTGCCCTCTCCGCCTTCGGGGACATGGCCGTATCCGTCGGTAAGATGGCGGTGGCCACCGGTACCGCCACGCTCGGTATCAAGACTGCACTTGAGTCCCTGAACGGCTATGCGGCCATCGCAGCGGGCGCCGCGCTCATCGCGCTGGGCGCAGCGGTCAAGTCCGGTCTGGGCAACATCGCATCCGGCAACTACAGTGCGTCCATGTCCGTCGCATCGCCCGCCTACGGCTCCGCAGGAACGGCGGGAGGCGGCTATGCCACGTCCGCCATCAAGATCGAGGTGTCGGGCAAGCTCACCGCGAAGGGCAGAGACCTGGAGTATGTCTTCGAGGAGAGCAAGAAACGTCGTAATACCGTCACGTAATGGCATACGGGGTCAAATACAGGTTCACGTTCGACTCGGAGCAGGGCACGCCGTTCCGCATCGACATCATGAAGGACGGCTACAGCGGCGCCATCCTCCAGCGGTCCCTCGGAGGGAGCCCGGTGCTGCGCCGTGACAAGTCGGACAACATCTGCGGCACGTCGCTGGAGATCCCCGCGGAGTGCGCCGTGGACGGGGAGTTCGAGGAGTTCAAGACGTCCGTGCCGCTCACCTTCAGGGTGGACCTCTATGGCGGCGCCAACTACGGGACGCTGGTCTGGGCGGGCTTCGTGACGCCCGAGCTTATGACCGCTCCCGACATCGCCCCTCCGTACGACGCGCAAGTCTCGTGCACGGACGGGCTGGGCGAACTGAAATATACCGACTTCCCCTCACGCGGAGGCCGGACACTCTGGGATCACCTGCAGTATCTCCTTTCCCTGACGGGCCTCTCGCTGTCCGTCACGCAGGTGGGCGACCTGTATCACGGCAGCTATACCGCGGCGACGATGCTGCAGAACACCGGCGTGAACCTGGACTTCCTTGCGGGGGAGACCTGCTACGACGTTCTGCAGTACATTCTCACGGCGCTGCACTCCACCATCACGCAGTACAACGGCACCTGGCTCATCTTTAAGGAAACCGGGGCCGTCATCAACACGTCCGCGCCCTCCATCACGAACGTCGCCGTGGACGGATCCGCCGGAGGACACGTGCCGGTCATCAGCATCGACACCTTCGGCAGCATGGCCACGCATCAGGCGGGATGGTGGCCCGTCGGGCACATGTCCCACAGCAACGAGCCGCCGCGCAGGCGGATGGTCCTGACATGCGAGAACCACTATGTCGACAACCTCCTGTCGGACGCCGTCTGGCAGGCTGTCGCTGAAGGTGAGGACAACGGGGCCTACTGGAGCCTGGCGGCAGCCGGTGACGGCATGAAGCAGTCGCTGTCATTCGCAAGGCAGATCTCCCAGAAGCTCATGCTCACCATCCGGGTCCGGAACATCGGGTCGGGCGCCGTCGAGGGAAAGCTGTCCGTGAAGGTGAAGGCCGTCGGCACGTCCTATGCCGGCAACCGCACGTATTACCTTGCCAACGGAACTTACTCGCGCAGGAACGCCAAGACGGACTACACGTGGTCGAGCTCCGAGCAGGACTGCGTCATCGACGTGCAGGCTCCGGCTCCGGAGGATACCGACGAGGATTACGTCGACATCGGCGTGCTCGTCCCCGCCTACCGCAACGGCGAGAGGGACTACTTCTACATATCCAGCCTCGAGATAACCGTCAAGAACGGGGACGGCACCTACCCCCAGCGGGTATACGGTGTCTCGCTCGGCAAGTACGAGCGCTTCTCCGGCATCCGGAAGACCGCGGAATTGAACAACGGCGCCAGGGGCGACGCCCCGGACGTGAACCTCATCCTCGCCGCCATCACCGGAAACAACCTCTATACGGGCGTGGAGGAGATGATGCAGGGCGTGCCGGTCGACGCCACGTCCCTCGAGAAGATCGTTTCCTGGAAGAGCGCCACCTTCTCTTCCGGCATGGACTACCTGTCGCTGATGGCAAGGGACTATGCCCTTTCCGTCGCCGGTGCCAGGACGAGGATCCGCGGGACGCTGAACGTGCCCGTGGGCCGGGCGAGGATCCCCGTTGCCTTCCGCGACGACACCGACCAGACGTACTACTTCATCGACACGCTCTCCTGGAGCCTGTGGGACGATGAGATGGAAGTGGAGGCGCTCAGCAGGCCGGCAACGTCCATCAGTGTCTCTGACGAGTCCGCCGAGGAGGGGGAGAAAAGCAACGGGACCGGCTTCCAGCAGTCGGACAGCACTTCCTCCGGCGGCGGTGGCGGCGGGACCGGCAC